GATCGGCACGGCAGAACTATTTGAGCGCCTGCCGGATATGAAAGACCAAGCCCTCAGTGTGCTGTCTGCAATCGCAAGCGAGAAGATGGAGTTGCTATCGGGCAACCCGACGCAGCGAGTCGAGCATGTGATGGCGCCTGCGGCTGATGCTTGGAGTGACTTTGTGTCAGGGTTGAGGAGCGCGCAGGTGATCGATGTGCCGTTTGAACCGGTCGGCCCTCGGGAACCGGACGCGCAAAAGGCCGCTGCACTGCCGGATCGTGCTGATAACGCCGAGATCAATGTCCCGTAACTCATTGCACATCAACGCATCGTGATCATAACCATATACAATGTAGGTCATGACAAATCCGCTCATATCTGCACATCAACAAGCATATTCCTCTGTCCGACCGGGGGGGGCGGGGGTCGATGCTTTGACTTTTGCAAATACCCCCCACCGATAGCAACCCCCAAAATTTTTTGCAAAAACACCTTATGATCAACGCCCTAGTCACCAAAGCCAAGTCCACCATCAGTCAATCTATCAGTCAATCCGCCAAGCCAACCCCAGAAGCCAAGCCCGAAGCCATCCTCAAGGCCGCCCCAGTCACCGACCAGCAGCTCGCCGAGACGGTCGCCAAACAGGTCGGCTACCAACCCGGCGACCAGGTGACCGGCGCCGTTCTCCCCAAGAAGATCCCCAACACCCGCCTGCTCTACGTCTCGGTGCCAGACTGGAGCGAGCCGGTGATCTGCTCAGTGCAGAACGCCGCGGACTGGTCAGCCGGCGAGCGGATCAAGTGTGTGTACGTTAAGGCCGACACTGAGGGTCGCCTCGTCTTTGAGAACCGCGACGGCATCCGCCGCAACCGGTGGCGCCGATGAGCGTAGCCGCTACCAACTACGTCTGGACCCAGTCGCCCGCGGAAGGCGCCGACCGGCTTGTCCTGCTGGCCTTGGCCGACTTCGCCGATGAGAGCGGCAACTGCTTCGGCTCATGGGGCAAGCTCGAGGAAAAGACCCGCCTCGCCCGCGCCACGGTCGCCCGCTGCCTTCGCCGCCTGCAAGACCGCGGCGAGCTGATCATGGTCGAAAAGGGCCACCGAAAGCTGGCCGGCGACGGCGCCGAGGCATCGATTTGGAAGATCCCCGGTGTGTCCGCCGAGATGGGTCTCAGAATGAGACCGGTCTCAGAAAGAGACCCAAGTAGTGTCAGAATGAGACCCAAGTGGTGTCAGAATGAGACCCCAACAATAAGGAACATAAAGGAACGTAATAAAGGCGCTGACGCGCCCGCTCCGGCGATTTCATCGCCTTCGCTACCTTCTTCGGAAAAGGAAGCACCAAAACCAAAACGCGCCCCCGCTCCCAAATTCGACCCAGCATCCTTGCCCCTGCCTCACGGCCCAGGGTTCGCTGCGGTCTGGGTTGATCTGATTGAGCACAAGCGCCAGAAGCGATCGCCCCTCACTGAGATTGGCGCCCGCCGACTCCTCAAGCAATTAGCCGAGTTCAACGAGCGCGATGCGGTTGAAAAGATGGAGCGCGCCATCGTTAACAACTATTCCGGCGTCGTCTTCCCCGACGAGCTGCAGAAGCTGCGCCAACAGCGCCAGCCGATCCCCTTGCCCGTGCAAGGCCAACCCAAACAAACCGCCCTCGAAAAACACCTCGCCGAACAGCGCGAGCAGTTCGCCAAGGAAAACGCAGCCTGACCCATGAGCACCCTATTCGCCCTCGAAGACGGCATCCACGCCCCGATCACCGGCGGCGCCGTCCTATCCGCCTGCCGCAAAGGAGAGATCTCCGAGTCCCTCTTCATTGTCGGCGCCCAGGTCCACGACTGGGAGATCTTCACGCCCTTCGGCCACGCCCAGACCACCGACGTGATGTTGACCCGCGCCGGCGTCCGCCCGATCGCCGTCCAGGTCAAGACCGCCACCCTCGACCGCGGCGCCTACCACGTCTCCGTCAAGCGCGCCACCGGCGGACTGAAAGCCCGCCCCTACGAGATCCACGACTTCGACGTGCTGGCCGCCTACCTACCCGACCTCAATCAATTTGTCTTCTGGACCTTCGACGACATCAGCAGCCGCGTCAGCGTCCGCTACGACCCCAACAAGCACCGGAAACCCGGTAACTGGGACTTGCTTAACACCGTCGCAGAATCATTAACCCAAACCCAATAATTAATTGCCCCCCCCCCCGAGTACGTTATCAATTTTCTATTAACACCTAGGACAGCCAATGTCCGACCCCCAACTGTACATTTGACCAGTAATTTTATGAAACCCGCCAAAAGCACCAAGAAAAAGGCGAGCGCCCCCAAGGCGCCGAAAACCACCCTCAACATCAACGTCGAATACGTTGAGCAGATCGCCGACGAGAGCATCGCCACCATCATGGCCCTGCGCGCCCTCGTCCGCCAACTCGCCACCGAACTTGAGGAGGCCCGCAAATGACATTCCACAACGGCAAGACCTTGGCCCTCGAATATGAACCCACCGGCCCGCTGTTTGGCCGGCTCATGCTTGAGGCCCAGTCGATCAACGCAGCGTGCGACCGCTTCCTCGCCAAGCGCGGGCTGGTCACGCAGCCATCCTTCCGCAACTCCGACTTCATCTTCGGCCGCGGCAAACGGAGGACGCGCAAGTGAGCACCATGATCCCCGACTTGGTTGTCGGCTCGGTCGGCTTCGGCTCCAACTTCGCGGACAACACCGCCTCGCTGGAGTCGCAGGTCCGCGAGCTAATTCGCTCCAACAATCGCCTCATCCGCGTCTTGAAGCGCTGCGTCAAGCCCAGCAACGAAGTCGCCAACGAGGCGCATGACGCCATCGAGGAGGCGACCAGCATCCGATGAGCCTTCCCTACGAGCAAGCCCGCGCCATTGCGCAGGCCCGCCACTTCCTGACCGAGCTGGGCACTCCGGGCAAAATCAAGCGCATCCCCGCCGAGATCCGCCGCGAGGCCCGCGCCCGCCTCAAGCACATGCCCATGTCGTGGGATATCCCACGCATCGCCGAGGACTTGGGCGCCTTGCAGAATATGGAAAAGCTGGAAGAGCACTACCGGCAGGTCTTTTGGGAGGAAGTGAAGCGATGAGCGCCGGCAAAGGCGACAGTCCCCGTCCGGTCAACGGCGACCGCTACCGGCGTAACTACGAGGCGATCTTCCTCAAGCCATATCCTGACTGGATATGCGACGAGTGCGGCCGGCTGCACGGCAAGCGCCCCGAGGGTAATCCGTATGGCGCGACCTACCATTTCGGCACCTGCGACCTTTGCGGTCACAGCACAGACGTTACTGAGCCGCGCGACTGGGGCCATTTGCGCGATTCATGGCAGACGCAAAAACACGGGCTACAGCCCCAAAAAAAGACCCGAAAAAACCCTTGATCCCGATGCCTACATATGCCAACATCTGCCAACAGATGACGCAGGCCGCCACACTGCAGCACCCACCGGCGACCTATGAATGCTGAAACCAAACGACTCCTCCGACAACAATGGCCACACATTGCCGAAGACCTTATTGCCGTAGACGAAGCGTGCGACCGGTGGTTGCAGCGTCGCTACGAAATGCGTCAGCGCCGGAGGGAGCGCCGCGCCCATGAACGCGCTCATTCTGACCTACCTCGCGCTGATCGTCCTGACACTCATTGTCATAGTGATCTTGGAAAACAATGACGACGGCGGCGCCGCCTAACATGAAACGCACCGTTCCCCAAAGCCCCGCCACCGAGCGCACCGTCCTCGGTTCGCTCATGGCCGACCCCAAACTTTGCGACGAAGTCTCCGGTATCCACGCCGACCTTTTCTACACGCCCGCGCATCGCCTCATCTACGAGACCATCGCCGAAGTCCGCGGTGAAGGCGGCACGCCCAACGTCATCGCCGTCACCCAGCGCATCGACGCGCAGCACAAGCTCAACTTCGTTGGCGGCGCCGGCGCCCTCACCGAGATGCTCAGCGACTACGCCGGAGGCAGCGCTGCGGTCGAATATCACGCGCAAACCCTCCGCGACCTCCACGCCCGCCGCCGCATTATCGACGCCTCGGTCGCCATGCAAGCCGCCGCCCAGGACATGGCCACGGACGCCGACAGCGTCCTCCAGCAAGCCGGCGAGTCCGTCCTCAGTCTCAGCCTCACCACCGCCACCGACAGCATGCGCGCCCCCAGCGCCATCGTCCCCGGTCTCCTCGAAGAGCTAGAGAGCCTTATGGCCGGCGGCAAGAAGCTCGGCCTGCAGACCGGCATCCGCGACTTCGACCAAGTCACCGGCGGACTCCGCGGCGGACAGCTCACCATCATCGCCGGTCGCCCCGCCATGGGTAAGAGCGCGCTGATGCTGAATATGGCCGACAACATGGCCCGCCGTGGCGTCCCAGTTGTCTACTTCTCCCTTGAGATGCCCGCCAACGAACTCGCCGCGCGCGTAGTCCTCGGCCGCGCCGAGACGAACACCGAGATCATCCGCAACGGCTTTCTCACCGCCAGCATCAAACACCGCATTTTTGACGCCGCCACGCAATTTTCCACAGAACCCCTCTATGTGGACGATCGTGGCGGCCTCACCCTCTTGGACATCCGCGGCCGCGCCCGCCTCGCCGTCCGCCGGTGGAACGTCAAGTGCATCTTCGTAGACTACCTGCAGCTCGTCTCACATTCCGGCGCCCAAAGCCGCGAGAACGAAGTCGGCTTCGTCTCCCGCGGGTTGAAAGCCATGTCGATGGAACTCGGCATCCCGGTCGTTGCCGCCGCCCAGGTCAACCGCCAAGCGGAAAACCGCAGCGACAACCGCCCGAAACTTAGCGACCTGCGCGAGAGCGGCAGCATTGAGCAAGACAGCGACATCGTTTGCTTGATCCATCGCCCCGCTTATTACGCCGTGCAAGACGAGGAACCGGAAGTCCAAGACGCCGAGCTGATCGTGGCCAAACACCGCGCCGGCCGCACCGGCACGCTCAACCTCACATGGCGTCCCTCGCTCACCCGCTTTGAAGGCACCGCACCCGCGGGACGCACCAGCGACAGCGACGGCTCCGTCTACGCGCCGGCGAAACAACTTTGGGAGGCCATCAATGAATAGCCGCGCCAAAGGCGCCCGCGGAGAGCGCATGTGGCGCGACGAGTTGCGCGAAGCCTTCGGCGACTCCGGCATCCGCCGCGGTCAGCAATTCAGCGGCCTCGGCGACTCGCCCGATGTCGTCTGCCCGTGCCTGCCCGACTTCCACTTTGAGGTGAAGTTCTGCCAGGTCGTGAAGATCCGCGACTGGATGGCCCAAGCCATCCGCGATGCCAAGGCCAAGCTCTTCCCGGTCGTTGCCCACAAGCGCAACGGCGAGGAGTGGTTCATCACGCTGCGCGCCGCTGACTTCCTCACCATCCTTCGCCGCTCCGATTTTCTAGTCCCAACACAAACACAACCAACCAACGCATAATATGCCAAACAAAACCCTAACCACACCTGTGGGCATCGCCCGCTACCCTCACCTCAATCGCCCGGACACCAAGTTCGACGACGTGGGAGTGTTCAAAGTCAACCTCGAGCTAACCGCCGAGGAAGCAGAGCCGTTCATCAAGCAAGCCGAGGAGCTTTTCTCCGCGTTTGTCGCCGAGAAGAAAGCCGAGCTGAAGAAAGACAAGCTCAAGCTCCACGCCGCGCCGTGGGAAGACAACGACGGTATGACGCAATTGAAGCTCAAGGTCAAAGCCGTGGGCAAAGACAAAGCCGGCGAGACCTACAGCCGCGCGCCGAAGCTCTTCAACGCCTCCGGCGACATCATCACCGACAACATCGGCGGCGGCAGCAAGATCCAAGTCGCGGTCGTGCCCTATTGCTGGTACACCGGCACGCTCGGCGCCGGCATCACGCTGCAGCCCAAGGCTGTCATGGTGCATGACCTCGTCACTTGGGGCGATGGCGGCAGCGCCACCGCCTACGGCTTCGACGTTTCGGAAGCCAAGCCCGCCGCTCGCAAGACCGGCACCGACGACGAAGAGATCACCTGGTAATTCTTATGCCCAAGAAAAACACCACAACCAAATCCACAAGGGGGGCGGCAAAACGCCGCTCCCCTTCCAAAGCCGCCAAGCCCGCCGAGCCGGATCGCTTCACCGAGGACGGGCGCAAAATCGTCCGCCTCGAAAAGACCCGCGCCCACCAGAAGTATCCGTTGGCAGACGGCACCGACGTTCCCGGCGCCTCAACCATCGCCAAAATCGGCGAGGACAGCAGCGGACTCATCCACTGGGCGTGGAAGCTCGGCATGGACGGTCAGGATTACCGCAAGGTGCGCGATAAAGCCGCCGACATCGGCACCATCGCGCACTTCCTCATTGAGTGCTTCCTCCACAACCACGTTGCCGACCTCTCCGAGTTCAGCCCCGCGGATGTTGAGAAAGCCACCATCGCGTTCAACAACTTCAAGCGCTGGTGGGACGAAGAAGGCCTCACCGTCATCGAGCCAGAAGTGCAGTTGGTTTCCGAAGAATACCTTTTCGGCGGCACCATCGATGCGCCCAGCCGCGACCGTGACGGCAAGATCGTCCTCCTCGACTGGAAGACCAGCAAAGCAATTGTCGGCGCGCACAAAGTCCAGCTCGCCGGCTACGAACAACTCTGGAACGAAAACCGGCCGGACATGAAAGTCCAGCGCCGCGGCATCGTCCGCATCGGCAAAGAATCCCCGGATGACTTCGAGGTCGCCTGGCTGTTCTCAGCCGAGCCGTTCTGGAAGGTCTTCCAAGCGCGTCTCAACCTCCACTACGTCCAGCTCATGGCGAAGAAAGCCGCCTAAATGACAGCAACATTCAACGAGCTTTCGGACATTGTAGATGGGCGGCCGACGAAACTGTTCAACTTAGGCACAGTATCTGAAGCGTTCCGCGCGATGCAAATTGTGCCCGACTATGAAAACAGCAAGGCTTATCTCCCCGCAAAAAATCCAGCGCCCATTTTGCTGTTCACATTATCGGGATCAGTGATTCCGCAGTTTGACGCATTTGGCGAGCTTGCCGGCTGGATAGTCGCGCCACTTTCAGAGCGCCAGCGATTGCGACAAAAGCTGTTGGATGCGGCAGCAAGCAGTGGTTTTGCGTTTGAAAACCTTCCATCGGTTGAAGACGAAACTGCCTTAAAACTTATGCTTATTATAACGGCCACCGGGATCGCTGAGTGCGTGCGGGAAATCCACAACAACTAATGCCCCCACGCAGAACCATCGCCATCGTCCGTAAAAAGTTGGGCCGCGAAAAAGCGGACGGCATGACTCTGGGCGACGGCAAAGTCTACATCGACCCGCGTCAATCCGGCGCGGACGAGCTAGACACGGTCCTGCATGAGCTGCTGCACCATGTCTGCCCCGACATGTCCGAAGACGCCGTCGCCGAGAAGTCCGCCATGATGGCGAGGTCGATGTGG